GGCTATAAATGCTGTTGGTGATGAATTGAAAGAGGGTGGTGGGAGAAGAGTTGCTATACTTTTTTGTTTAAAATATGACCATCCCGATCTTCGAGAATTTATGGAAGTAAAACTAGATAAAAAAGAACTAAAGAATGCCAATATATCTGTCTTAATTGACAATGAATTTTTAGAATTACTTGACAACAAAAAAGAAGTAGTGTTTAAATGGCAAGGTGAAGAGCGTGGACGAATGTCTGCTGAAGATATCTGGGATAAAATTATATACAATTCGTGGTTAAATGGTGAACCGGGATTACTTAATTACGGTCTAGCTAATGAGATGAATACCATAGGCTATAAGTGTGATTTATTATCCACTAATCCATGTGGTGAACAATGGTTATCCCATGCAGATTGTTGTAATCTTGGAGCAATCAATCTTCATACTCATATTATTGATGGAAAGATTGACTGGGATTTACTCGAAGAGACAGTCGCCATAGGGGTTAGATTTCTTGATAATGTATTAGACCAAAATCATTATCCACTGCCAGTAATACAAGAAACATCTCAAAGAAATAGACGAATTGGTTTAGGTGTCATGGGACTCCATGACATGTTGCTCGAACTTAATTTAAAATATTCAAGTCAAGCCGCAAGAGATATTGTTGGTAATGTAATGGAATTTATAAAGAAACAGGCTTATCATGCCAGTATAACATTAGCAGTAGAAAAGGGATCATTTCACGCTTTTGATGCAGATAAACATATTAAAACAGGATTTGTAAAAAAAAGCCTTAGTCGCAGACATCATCGTTTAATTAAAGAACATGGTCTGCGTAATTGTGCAATACTTTGTGTGGCACCGACTGGCACCATATCAATCGTTGCTGGTTGTTCATCGGGTATTGAACCGTTATTTCAGCCTGTTTATAAAAGACATTTCAATCAACACAAAGACATGCATGATAATAAAAAAAGAAACGGAGAGACAGAAATTGTTGTTCACCCATTATTGATAAAATTCCTTAACGCTGGCCGATCTATAAAACATTTTCAAAGCGCCCACGACATCTCACCAGAGGACCATTTGGCCATGCAAGTAGTTTGTCAGAAACATGTTGACAATTCAATATCTAAGACGGTCAATGTGCCTACTGACTATTCTGTCGAGCAACTATCAAAAGACATGAGGAAATATATCGGTGAACTCAAAGGGATTACAGTATATAGAGATGGGAGTCGGGGCAAATCCCCATTAACTCCTATTCCTTTATCAGAAGCAAAGAAATATTTGAAAAAGGCGAAAGAACAAGCGGCAGTTGATGATTGCCCGAGTGGTACGTGTGATATAATGGAAGGTGGTAAATAGATGGCTAAAGAAAAACCTGAACTGAGCGAACAAATGCAGGAAGTTATTAGGATGATACGAATTCATAATCGCAACGGTGGGTCAGGTGTATTGCGAAAAGAGGTGGCAGAGGGATTAGATGTATCTGTTTGGAAAGCTAGAAAACTTATCACTCAGGCTGAGACCATTTTGGCAGGGACTCCACGGGTATGTATTGACCCAAATGATCCCCTTTTCAGATCAGAAGTGGCAAGACACATAAAGCGGGCAACTACTGCTGCAACTGTCGCCAACAAAATGCACTCTACAGAAGAAGATGTTTTGGCTGTTGTTGATGACTTAGAAGAGTGTGGATATATAATCTTAAGACGAGGAAATACAGTTCAATTAGGCAAGTCTGTAGAGCATACGGCAAAGGGTATTGTTTTTGAAAATCATTTTCATGATAAGCCCATTTCCTTTGGTGTTATTGCGGATATGCATTTATGTAGTAAGGCGGAACGACTAGATGTGCTCATCGCGGCGTATGATGAATTTGCTAGAAGAGGAATTAACACAGTTGTATGTCCTGGCAATTATATCGATGGGGAATGTCGATTTAACACTCACGAACTTTTGGCTCATGGTATTGCGGATCAGTGCCAATATGCGATAGATCATTGGCCATCTAAACCTGGGATCAAAACCTACTACGTTGATGGCGATGATCATGAAGGTTGGTTTCAGCAGAGAGATGGTATTGAATTCGGGAGATATCTAATGCTGGAAGCCCAAGCCCAGGGCAGAGACGATTTGGTTTACATGGGATACATGGAGGCGGATTTCGAGTTAAAGGCTCCACAGGGTAGTGCCATTGTTAAGGTTATTCACGCTGGTGGGGGATCATCGTATGCATTTTGTCACGACGACACAACGGAGATACTAACCCAAGACAGAGGGTGGCAATTGTTTAGAGATATAGTTGCACAAGACGCAGTAGCTACCCTAAATGAAGAAAAGGATTCAATGGAATGGCAAATACCACAAGAAGTTATAGGAATGCCATATAAGGGGAATATGGTAAAATTTACCAGCAGGGTAATTGATATGCTAGTTACTCCGAACCATCGGATGTATACGAGAAGATATCCTCTAGGTATTAATAGGCTGAATACTGGGAACTTGTTATATCCAACAAAATCTCATCCTACAATCACTACACAATGGCAATTTATAGATGCAGAATCGTTGTTAGAAAATTATAGCAGACAAAAATGGCAGTTTAAGACATCGTGCAAGACATGGGATGGGGTAGATTTAAGCCATGTTAGTATTCCACCATATAGGGCCGCAAAATATGGACACAGTGTTAAAGAAATAGAGTCGATAGACATAGACCTAATGATCGAACTTGCTGGTTGGTTTATAACCGAGGGCAGTATTGATAAAACAAGGAAACAAGTCTGTCTGTGTCAAGACAAAAAAGCAAACCCAGAAAATTGGGAATACGTTAAAGAAGTTTGTGAAAAAATTGGTCTTGGATTTTGGAACGGTGGAAGAAACGACAAAGACTTCAGTATCTCATCCAAGCGACTAGCCATGTATATGGAAGAACAATTTGGTAGGACCAGTAAAGACAAAATGATACCCAAATGGATGAAAAATCTACCGACACACAGACTTAAAAAGTTATTGGATATATGTATCCTCGGGGACGGATGGATAGCTAACAAAAGTTTTGGATATAAATCTATAAGCAAACAACTCAGGCATGATATCTCGGAGATAGCCATTAAATGTGGGTATGGGGTTACCGAACACGGAGATACAGTAAATATTCGTTGTTTGCAGAACGAGCCGACCATTAACCAAGAACCAGAAAACATATCTTACGATGGCATGGTATATTGTGTAACGGTATCAAACGGTATTATCTTAACACGAAGAAATGGTAAACCATGCTGGTCTGGCAATTCATATGCATCCCAAAAGCTTGTTGAGTCGATGCAAGGAGGAGAGAAGCCAGCGGTTTGTATTATAGGTCACTATCATAAAATGGAGTTCTGTTTCCCTCGTAACGTATATTGTGTTCAGGCTGGATGTATGCAAGACCAAACCAGATTTATGCGGAAAAGGAAACTTGCCGCACATGTTGGTTTTGGTGTTATTACTTTGCAACAGGATATCAAAGGAAGTATTACTAGGTTTGTACCTGAATTTTTTCCATTCTGGGATAGAGGTTACTATCTGAAAAGAGATGGAATCACTGAAAGGTTACAAAAAGGAGTATAAGCTATGTGTAAAGCAAAAATCTTTTCGATCTTGTTGTTGGGTTTAGCAGGATGTAGTTTCAATCCTTATGATATACCATTCATAGGATGGCGTTTAGAACATTATACCCTCCCTTATGATGAAATTTATACAGGTTGTGGTAAACCAATTGCTGAAGCTTTCGTTGATGATAGGGCTATATCTGTTCCTAAAAATCCAGTAGAATCTGATTTTGATGAGGCTTTGATTAAGATGAAACGATTTATGGAGGATATCTAATGTCTAAGTTTATTGATTTAACTGGGCAAGTATTCGGTAAATTAACTGTCCTGCGTTTATATGGTAGAGATAAGTCAGGGAATATCCGATGGTTATGTCAATGTAAGTGCGGTGGAATGACAATCGTTTCTGGCAGTCATCTAATAAATAACAATACGCGAAGTTGTGGATGTCTTAGTTATGACAATGCCCTGACACATGGTCATTCGAAACAAGGTCCATTAAAAGATTACTCACAACACAAGTAAGGAAAACTAATGAATAAGATTGAACAGACCTATGCCTGGAGCAACTCTCGAATTAAGATATTCAGAGAGTGTCCATGGAGATATTATTTAACCTACTTTTTGGCATGGGAAGGATGGTTAACAAGCGCACCTCAAGAGAAACGTTCTGCATATATACTCAAAAATTTAACAAATTTGCCAATGTGGGCTGGCGAAATCGTCCACAATATTATAGAGGAAATCATCTCCACTGCTCGCAAAACAGGAGAATGGAAAACACTTAAACAAGCCCAGCATGATGGCGTCCAGGAACTAAGAAAGGGCTGGAAACAGTCTGTCGGAAAAGAATGGCTAACCAGCCCTAAAAAAGTCAACCTTAGTGAACACTATTATGATCAAAAAATTGCACCAGACAAACTTCAGTCCTATAAACAGAAGGTCTTAAAATCGCTACAGGCTTTTTATGACATACCACTGTTTGAAATTATGCGTAATCTTCCATCTAATGCATGGTTAACCATAGAGGATTTTGCTCAATTTGAGTTAAATACAAAGGAACGGGTTAGTGTCAAAATCGACTGTGGATTCCGGTATAATGGTAAGGTGTACCTTTTAGACTGGAAGACAGGAAAAATTGATGATAACGTAATAGCACAATTGACCACTTATAGTATGTATGGAATAAAAATGGGTTGGGCAACAAAGCCTGAAGATATCGTGATCATTCCTGTGTATCTCGCTGCATATGCAGAATTGGGTGAACAAGCTATTCCGCATCTGGATGTTACTATGGAACACATGAAGAGACAGGCAAAAATCATTAGAGATGAATATCCGTTATTAACAGCAGCATTTGAACACAAAGATGATCCGGACTACTTTGAAAAAACGGACAATGAAAATGCTTGCAAGTGGTGTTTCTTCAGGGATATGTGCAAGGGAGCCAAAACAGAGATTGATGAAGGAGTCACCCCATTCTAAGAGCAATCTTATATTTTGACGGAGGCATCAGAAAAGGAATTATGGCCTTGGGATTTGTGGCATATGATATGAATGACAATGAAATATTTTCAGGAGGTCGCTTGTGCGGGAAAAACGGCACTTCCAATATCAGCGAATATCGTGCCCTCATCGCAGGTCTCGAACGAAGTCTCCAATATGGGATTGAGTCTATTCATGTTATCGGCGACAGCCAATTAGTCGTGAAGCAAGTAACAGGATCATTCAAAGTAAATAAGCCAGAACTCAAAAAGCACCGTGACCGTGTACTAGAACTTTTAGAACAATTTGAATATTATACGATAAAATGGGTACCCAGAAGAAACAACCAACGGGCAGATGCTTTGGTGAATGAAGCATTCGAGAGGAGAAATAAGAAATGTTCAAGACAACAGTCAAAGCGGCGATCTTAGCCCTACTCTTTTGCGTCTTGCCTAGTTGCATGGCACCAGAAGCAATCAAAACAGACATTCAAGCCCTTCGCAATAACATGGGATAACTTGAAAAACTAGTCGATCAAAAAGCCGACAATACCGTAGTCGCCGAACAAGTCGAACAAATTAATAATCGTATTGAACAAACCACTCAAATTGCTGAAGAATTATCTGTTTGGCGCAAAAATGTTGAAGCGGACACTATAAATTACGGTGGGGCAGGATGGGTCGTCATAGGCACGGGCGTTATGGCTTTAATTTTTGTCGGTGCAGGCTTGTTGTTGGTTCGAGCGTTTATGTGTCGTGGCAATTTACTGACATTGCTTACATGCGCTGTTCAAAAGGTTGGGAAAAGTTCGCCAGAAGCAGTGCGGACAGTTAAGGATCAATTAAAACGAGAAGTTGCTGATGGTCGATTTGCAGAACAGGATAGGAAAAATCTTGGTAATTTTGCCAAGAAAAAGGGCACATTCGCGGAACAAAAATAGACTTTGAAAGTATAATAGTGTGTGGATGTGATTGTGAATATAAGAATTTTTTGAAAAAGGTGGATAAAATGGTAGGACAAAACAAAAATGTGTATTTTAAAGTTACAGTAAATGGTGAACAAATTGCCGAAAAATCAAGAAAGACTGTTGATCATGGTGTTAACTTGTTATTGACGGCAGCGGAGGAAAAAGGAATTGATTGGACTTCACACGACCTTTTAATTACGGTTATTCCCAAAGTTTTATCCGCTATCGATATTGTATAGCAACATTATCGTCGCACGTTTCAAAAGGGGTAATGTAAAATGAATTGGGTACTTTTAATCGGATTGGATTTTATTGCTTATTTGATTATAGCTCTTGTTGTTGTGTAGTTTAATGGACTGAAAAGGAGACGCAATATGTTAACAAAAGATGCTGAAAAGCCAGAAACTCGTGTATTAACACGTAAAGAAAGATTGTATAGGGTTCCTATTAACAGTGCAACTCTTGGTGATGTTATAGATTTTCTTGAGGAATTTCACCTAAAGGGTGATCCACTTCAGATGGAAATGGTTCAAGTTAATTTTAATATAGAATAGGGAGCATACAATTCCAACTTACGAATATGAGTGCCAATCTTGTGATTATGAATTCGAAGAATTTCATGCAATGTCTGCTGAGCCATTGACGGAGTGTCCAAGATGCCATCAACCAAAGCTGATTAAGCTAATTGGTATAGGAGCAGCAGTAATTGTTAAGGGTACTAAAACACCGTGTCATGGTGGTAGAAGTAATGTAAAACCTAAAAATAGTGATAAACTAGGTAAAGGAAAAAATAAAGGAGAAAAGCCATTTTGGCGAGATGGTCCTGTTGATAAAAAAGTATTGGAAAATCCTAAGAAGTATATTGAAAAGGGAGAAATAGATTGACAGATAAAGCTGAAATTCGAACTGGTCAAATAAATGGTGACGACAGAACACTTAAGGGATTACAAAATGGTGGTCTCGTGAATTTTAAGTGTGCTGATTGCAATAGAGAATTATTGGTGTTACAATTAACAACTATCGATGGGGATAATAGTCCAGAGATTTTAACACGGGTTGCGGTTCAATGTGGGTCGTGTGGAGGTTGTTCATATATACAGCAAATTCATGGACAATTTTATCCAGGTGCCCCCAATGATCAAGTGGCATTTGATGTGTCAGATGATGATATGGGTGCTCCAGAAGTAGATGTTTTATTTAAGGCGTGGGAAAAGTGAAAGTAATTGTCGTTGACATAAATGGGACGCCACACGAAATGCAGCAAGGAGTAATGTTAGACTTTAATGTTTTTGCTAGATGGTCTGGTATTAGACATTTGGTGTTGGCTTCGAATGACGGCGACCTATTTAATCCCTTAGACATCAATGATGATATAAATAAGCGAGACAGAGAACGTGGTGGCATGTTTTGGAGACTAAGAGTATGTAGTCGAGAATGTTATAACGACTATACAGCTTTCTTACGAAGTAAAAATCGAACTTCATACCTCTTAGCACAAAGGAGATTTCGAAATGACCTTTGATGAATTTAAAAAAGATTTTATTGATTGGCTGACAGATTCGACAGTGAATCTTGGTCGTAGACAAACAAAAACGCGAGATCAGTTTTTGGAAACTGCGGCGAAAAGGTTTGACTTTTATAATGAATTTGGTTTTGATTATGATAGTTCTGGAACTGTTCCAGAACAATCGTCTCAGCCACAAAAGACTAACCCGATGGATGATCGTCTTGTACGTATTAAGCCAAAAGATAGTCGTAAGGGTTTAGATATGGGCAAGGGTGTTCATGCGATGACTCCTTCCGAGTCACAGCGGGCAGATGAACAATTAAATCGTTCTCCATTTGCGGGGAAAAGTGATAAAAAGTAATCGGAAAGGATAAAAAATGAATGAAACTGTAAATGATCAAACTCTAGCGTTTGGTGTTACGAATAAAACACCAGCAGTGAAATTTTTAGTATCGTTATCTGATGGCCGTACTGTTGTTCAAGATGATCGATCTAATGAACGACACGCTTGGACTAGATTGGAAAAATGGCTCAAGGCTAATCCAGGTGTTTCAATTACCGGTTTGCGGCTTCAGGGTCTAAAGAATGTTGATATTAAGATGCCTGCAAATCAAAAGGGTTATTTTTTCGGGCAAAAGCAACAAGCTGTTTGGGGAGGGCCTCAACAAAACTATATTGGAATAGGATATTATGATGGACAAGTCATTAACGTAGTTTGGCATCGACAGCCGTTATTCGACCACTCGTTCAGTGAAGAGCGCACCGTGGCTAACGCAGGGTTCTTTTTGATTCAGAATCCATAATGGCAATAAGACATCAGCCTAAAAGTGATAAGCACCCATTTCAGTCGCCAACTACTCCTGGATTATATGTGGCGTTGCGGGACTATATTATCGAATTGGTATGTCTCAATATTGATAAAAAATTGGGGTCTCGCTTTTGGTCTGACACGAAGTACTGGGGTTCCAAATACCGCAGAGAGATTAAAGGAGTAGCAAATCTTGGTAAGGAATTGGATTTAACAGACACACTCACTCAAACGGCATTGATTCAGGTAATTAAAGAATATTGCATCAAGGCATTAGTCGCCAAGAAAACTGTCGATCGGGTTGTCAGACTTACTCGTCGTCGCACTGAGTATTTGAGCCAACAACGAATAGCATTGGCCCAAAAACCGCAACCCGTTGAGATTGATCCTCAAAAGAATGCCACCTTTATAGATTCGGGCGAAAAAAATATTTTGGCGAGAATAAGAGAAGCGGAAAATGGCTAAGAGAAAACTTAAAATAGAAGACGAATCATTGGATGCTTTCCTCACCAGAATGCACGGTAAGGGCATTATCGCACCAGCAAGCGAAGCATTACCATTTAGATCAAGAGACGTACTTCCAACCCCACTTTCTTTAGACATAGCACTAAGCGGTGGTGTGCCAGACGGATGTATTTGTTTAATTACTGGAAAAGCAAAGAGCGGCAAGACCACGCTGTGTCTCGAATTGCTTAAAAATGCACAGCTATTAAACCGCCCAACGTTTTACATCAATATCGAAAAAAGATGTACACCATCTTTGTTAGCTACTATTCAAGGACTTGACCCAAATAAACTCAAAGTTGTTCCATCACAAATCGACAAACCATTATCAGCGGAAGATTACCTAAATATTGTTGAGCGTATAGCTAAAACCCAAGAAAAGGCCGTCGTAGTTATTGACAGTATCGCAGCCTTATCCACGATGACAGAACAAGAAGAACAAATTGGTTCCAATAAAGACATGGCCGGTCCAGCGAAATTGTTAGCCTCATTTTTCCGTCGTGCTCAGCAAATTGTTGATTCAAAAAATGTGATCCTAATTTTCATCTCACAAATGATGACCAATCGCCAACAGATGGGACCAAAATATACCGAAAAGGGCGGGATGGCAATACAATATGCCTGTTCTGTCTGGCTTAAAGTTATATATACAAAACAGTGGGAGAAAAATCCCGAGACAGGAGCGCCTGATGGTCACGACTTGTATATTACCGTACAATCGTCTGCTTTAGGACGACCATTTTTGCCGTGTGTGTTACCACTTCGATATGGTACCGGAATAGATAACGTAAGGGATATTGTAACCAATGCCGAGAATTTGGGGTTAGTCGAGAAAGCGGGTGCTTGGTATTCTCTTCCCATGTTTGCTGACAAGGGTGATCCACCAAAATTTCAAGGTTTAGCTAAACTATCAAACTTTTTACAAGAAAATCCCGATAAATTGAAACAACTGGAAACGGAAATAAAAGATACTGTACTTCCGTAGGAGGATAAAAGTAATGGACATTAACTCACAACTAAAATGGCTTCCGCAACCGTTTGTTTTAACAACAGATGAAACGTGTCGCAGGATACTTGGAAGTGCATATGAGTATGCTAATTCAAATAGTCCAGACCCTAGTACAAAAAATGGAGCTGTTTTGGTAAATGACGATAAGGTAATTCACCGACATGAAATGTCTTCAAATGGACCAGATCGTCATACAACAATAAGGGGTGATGTCTTAGCCTATGGAGTTAATAAATTTCCCAATAGAATAAAAATTACAGAAGGTCGTTTGATAAATAAGAAGACCAAATATCAACTAATTGTTCATGCTGAGAATGGTGCTATTTTTAACGCAGCACGACATGGAAGGGCAGTAAATGGTAGTACGTTATATTGCCCATTCTACGCATGTTCAGAATGTGCTAAAGCTATTATACAGAGTGGTGTAAAGCGGGTGGTGGGTCACGCTCAACTTATGGCATTAGCTTCTGAACATACGGCTTGGACTGAATCTATTATTGAAGCTTGGCATATGATGCACGAGGCTGGAGTGCGATGCGAGTTGTATGATGGTGAAATTGGTATGACAACCAGGTTTAATGGTCGGGATATCGCGGTATAATATGGAGGTACGACTTCTTAGTGGTGGAACGGCGAGATTACGTTTAAATAATAAGAAACTTCGGACAAGAGGTAAATCAAAATCAAAATTTCAATATGAAATTGGCCAACAATTGATAGCAAAATATCCTCATGATATAATTTTTGAAGAAGTTCGTGTTCCCGGTGATGGTTTTATTTTGGACTTTTTTATCCCGTCATTGAATTTAGTAGTGGAGTGCCATGGGCGCCAACATACCGAACATGTGAAACATTTTCATAACACGAAGCAGCAATTTCATCATCAACAAAATGTCGATCAAAACAAAAGAGACTGGTGCGAGTTAAATGGATTTAAGTTAGTCGAAATTTATGATGAGTAATTTAGCCGACGAAACACAAAAGTGGAAAGATCAGTTGGACAAATGGATTCAAGCTCTCGGCTTGCCTCAATATAAACCATCTAATAGTGAAGTCGAAACAATACTTGGATTTACACGAGAGGTGTTGCGAGAGCAATCGTCGGTAGATTTGTCGGAAGATGCGGTTATTTTGGCACAATATGCTTTATTCTTACAACAAAAGGCGAATGAATGTCAAGCATTTATAAGGTGGTCAAATCAAGCGATAAATCATTTATTAAATGATGACCGTTCAAAATTAATA